TACTGTAGCATATTCGTTATTGTGTATTCGTATAGTCTGACCATTTAAAGACTTTTTAAAATCGTTAATAGTTGAGACTAATTTATCAGCTGATGACATATGTAATAACCTCCAGTTATAATTGTTGTATAGGTGATGATTGATGGAGTGATCAGGTGTTACTCCAAATTTTTTTAGCTTTGCTTAAATAAAAATTTCCAATGTTCCAATAAAAAGGATGTGAGAACTCAGGATCTACGTCTTTAATAATTTCTTTTAAGATCATATCTGGTTCATCCAGGTCAATATGCCTTGCCAATAACCTTTCTTTTCTTAAACAAGAATTAACAAAACGCTCATAATAATTATTTAAATTTTCTGGTTCTAAATCTGTGCAATTATCTTTTGTAAAAATTTTAAAACCATCCGCAGTCAGATAGCATAACAAAGGAGAAATTTTGTATGCGGAAGCTTTCGCTTTCACATAGAATGCTAGCTGTTGCAGATGATTTATATTGGGTAAAGATGGCAGTCGAGCTGATGAGAAGGAACGACTACCATCCTTTTTTATTTTACCTGGTTTTTGCCAGGCTGTTTTCAATTCAAGGATCGAAAGGAACGGAGCTGTATTAGATACAGACGCTTTACCAGATTGCTCTGATAAATTAAAATCCTCGAAATGAATATCTGATCTTCCTACTCCAGGAAGCGAAAGTCTTTTATCTTTAAAGTTAATGCTATCTTCAGCAACAACTTGATTTGAATTATTTATACCTAAAGAATCTAAAGCAATAAAACCTTGTTGAATTGTTAATGGGATTGTTTCTAAATAATGATCTTTTTTTTCCTGATCTTTATCATTCACAGGAATGTATTCTTTGAATTTTTGCAAAGCTTTTGCGATAGCTTCATCTTTTGAAAGTTTATTATGATCTCTTGGTGCAAGTTTTTTTTTAAATGGGTGCATAGACCAAATCACATTTGAATAATGATCTGCAAGAGCATCACCAACAGCAACACCAGCAGCCATATTTGCATTGCCTTCAAATTCTCTCCGCTCTAATTGTGTGCAAAGTAAATATCTATAAACATAAATACCTAAAGGCATACTTGCGGAAGTAGGTGAGTGATGATTTATTTTTAGAAGGTCGTTTAATTTTTTAAAACCGTCTTGTTGTAAACTTTCTAAAGGATCTATAATTTTATTTTGTTTTATATTCATAGCGAAGTGATACTCCGCTAAAAACTTTTATTCATTCGGCTGTAGTGGTGAAGTAATGCTAGTTGGAGATCTTAAGTCTTATGAGTTCTGTTTAATTCCAATGACATTTGATGAAGGTATATTACTAGCTGTAACTGTATATGAAGGCTTAAGTTCATTTTCTATTTTAATCCAACATAAACCTTCTCTGTATCTCATTAACCAAAGAACTTTATAAACAACAACTCTTGGTGATATAGATCTATTTTGTGGACCTCTATCTCCATTATCATCTTTGTTGTCTCTTCTATTTCTTTCCAATGTACTTTTTGAAATCATATTGTTTAATAATAAAACCGCATCATCTGTACTTACTGTTCGATCAGGATTTATATTATAATAATAGTTTAAATCTTTGATGTATTTGCCATCGCTACCTCTATCTAAAGTAATTTTTAATTCATTGATCTGTTTTGGTAGTTGAACTACTGGAGCTTTTTTTTTAACATTTTTGATAGATTTAAGGTTCTTATTAGGCACGTTTTTTCTCATCTTTCTCTAATAATTCTGGAATTTTAATATCATCGTCATACTGCTCAAACATTTTACCAAAGAAGGATTTTTTCATGGTATCTCTAGCTTCAGCTTCTGCTTGGAATTTGTGCATCATAGTCTTTAAAGATTCTTGTAATGCTTTTTGTTCTGCGAATAATTTTACATGTGCTATTTCCATCTCTTTAACTTTTATTCTAGTTTGTTGTTGTAAAGCAACTTGATTTACTTTCTGTTTAATTTCTTCTTCTTTTCTGATTAATTTTCCAAGACTTTGAACATTTTTAATATTATCTGATAAAACTTTATCTGCTAGTATTGCAGATGGCTTGGTAAATGAAACAATCGGTGCTACTACATCAGGTTCAATATCTGATGCTATAACTCTATGTTCAGACAAAGGATCAGGATTTACAACCATTTTTTTTGTTCCAAAGATTTGAAAAATTCCTAAATAATATTTGTAATAACCACCTAATAAAGTTTTACCTTTATTTTTTGTTCTAATCATACAAAGTTTATTGTTAGCAGCTTCAGAAACTTTATCTGTTTCATAATAGTAAGCCATAAATCCGTCATAAATACTATCTGGATCATTTATTCTAATAGCTTTAACATCCAATCTATAAATATCAGATGGACAAACAGTAACTTCTGTTCGTAATCTTTCATAACATTCACCAGGAAGAATAGCCACACTACCATCTGGAGCTTCTATTTTGTTTGAAAGTTTTACATTGCTCCAAACATTTATAGTTTTTGGTTCAAACATTAAAGTTGCTGGTGCAACACCTAAAGTTTTTGCATATTCAATTGCTTTACCTTTAGATAATTCTCTATCTCCATTTATATGTTTATATAAAGTTGATAATGCACCTTTCTCAGTAACATCTTTTGGATCAATATCTTTTGTTAAAAATAAATCTTGTAATGGACTTGGTTTAACTTTTTCTTTTGGTAAATCAAATTTTTCACCTATAAATTCTTCAAATGCTTTATTTAAACTTTCTTCACTTTCTTTAACAGCTTTATTTTTTATTTTTTTTATATTTTTTTTCTTTTTTTTTATTAAATTATCAACTATCCAAGTTGGAAGATCCTTATCATAAATAGGTGTTCTAGACATAGGATCATGAAATGTATATTTGCCTTCATATTTAGCTGCTCTCCATTTGTCATTAAATATAGTTAATTCTCCATAAGATAAAAATTTTTTAGCTTCTTTATAAACTTTTTGTTCAACACCATTAATTCCTTTTCTACCTTTGCCTTCTGGTCCATCATAAAAAATATCTACTCTTGCGAATGGTATTGTTCTTATAGCTTTTCCTGGAATTTCTCTATGGACTACAATTCCATTAATAATTAATTCTTGGTATTCATATTCTCTTTTAGTCCAAAATTCTTTTACACCTTCATATCTAATATGTGTTCCTTCGGGTACTTGAATAGAATCTTCTACATGGACTGATTTCTCACTTAATACAGACTGTAGAGTTTCTTCCTTTTTCCATAACTTTTTCATAAAAGATGTATAGGACTATTTGACATTAAAATCAACATATTTTGGTGGAAACAACAAAATAATTAGTCTTTTTTCGTCTTTCGTCTTGACTATCTATTCTGATGATATAATGGCTAAATACATGGTAAAACAGCAGTATTTTAACGATGTAAAGTTCAGCAAATATAGCAAATGGCATCGAGAACAGCATAATCTACTAAATTTCTCAGATATTGATCAGGTTAGTTCGTGTAATGCATGCCTTTTACCTCTATTCCTTGTCGAGACGGTGTTTTTCAACAATCAAAAGCTAATAAAACCGCATAAAATAACTAAAAAACTTGCTGAGATGGCTGGTATTCCAGCATTTATCCTCTGGTATCATTGCACTGGAGATATGATGATGTGGTTTCATGTCAAAAAGATAGCTCCAAATTATCCAGGTGGATATTCGTCTGAGCCAAGACGAATTAGTCCTGATCATTGGCTGGAATATTTAGAATTTAAACAAGCAGAGCATTTTCCTAAATGTTCAAAGCAAGATTTATTTCAAAAAAAATTAAAAGAAGATCCAAGAGCAAGGATAAAAAAAGCTTATGCGTCAATTCTATTTAAGTGATCCTAAAATATTTGATCTCGAAATGTCAGATTTTGATTTTAAACTTTATTCCTATCTTTGCAAAAACTATGATCTTAAAAGATTAACTGCTTTTGTTAGGATGATTGACTGCGCTGATAATTTTGTAGTACCGCTGCCAAAGATTAAAGCAGCTCTTCAACGATTAAGCTTATTAAATATAGATTATGTTCCATTAGTTACTCATAAAAATTTTACCTATTTTGATCTTCCTAGATATAAAAAATTCCTGGAGAATATAAAGTTTACCAAGAATTATTCTAATAAAGGTTTCAATAAAGTTAAGCAGAATATTTATACTTATAAAAATGGACTGTATGAATGACATTTGAAATCCAA